GTTTAAAAGAAGGGAAGAAGGATTCTGGTTTATGAATAATGGTAAACCAACCTGGATAACTGGTACGCATTATATGTACTTGCAATGGAGTAAAATTGATGTAGGTGCTCCAGATTTTAGAGAGGCAAATAGATTATTCTATATATTCTGGGAAGCTTGCAAGGCAGACAAAAGATGTTACGGAATGTGCTATCTTAAAAATAGACGTTCTGGATTTTCTTTTATGTCTTCCGCGGAAACCGTTAATTTAGCCACTCTTGCGAGTGATAGTAGATATGGTATACTCTCTAAAACTGGTTCAGATGCTAAGAAAATGTTTACAGATAAAGTTGTTCCTATCTCAATTAACTATCCGTTCTTCTTTAAACCTATCCAAGATGGTATGGATCGTCCAAAATCTGAACTTGCTTATCGTGTGCCTGCTAGCAAATTTACAAGAAAAAAGATTACAGCTAATGAAAAGCTGGAAGACATACAGGGATTAGACACAACAATTGACTGGAAGAACACTGGAGACAATAGTTATGATGGTGAAAAATTAGCATTACTAGTACATGATGAAAGTGGTAAGTGGGAAAGACCCGATAATATTTTAAACAACTGGAGGGTTACAAAAACATGTTTACGGTTAGGTTCAAGGATTATTGGTAAATGCATGATGGGCTCAACTTCAAATGCTTTAGACAAAGGTGGAGAGAATTTTAAAAAACTATACAATGCCTCGGATGTCACAAAAAGAAATAGAAATGGTCAGACAAAGTCTGGACTATACTCTCTTTTTATCCCAATGGAATGGAACTACGAAGGATTTATTGATGAGTATGGAATTCCAGTCTTTACTACTCCTGATATCGACAGATTCGCACCAGACGGTGAATTAATAGATGTAGGTGTAATAGATAATTGGCAGAATGAAGTTGATGGTCTTAAGGATGATCAAGATGGATTAAACGAATTCTACCGACAATTTCCAAGAACGACTGAACATGCTTTTAGAGATGAAGCGAAAGGTAGTATATTTAATTTAGTTAAAATATATGAACAGATAGATTATAACGAGGAGATGTCTAGAACCTTAGGGGTTACAACGGGTAATTTTCAATGGGTGAATGGAATCAAAGATTCTCAAGTTATATTTTATCCAGATCCAAAAGGTAGGTTTAAAGTTAGTTGGGTTCCACCATCTGGAATACAAAATAAAGTGATACTTAAAAATGGTATCAAATATCCTGGTAACGAGCATATGGGAGCTTTTGGTTGTGATAGTTACGATATATCGGGAACAGTAGATGGAGTTGGATCTAAAGGAGCTTTACACGGGTTAACCAGGTTTAGCATGGAGGATGCTCCAGCTAATAGCTTCTTTTTAGAATACTTATCAAGACCACCAACGGCTGAGATGTTCTTTGAGGACGTTCTAATGGCTTTAGTGTTTTATGGGATGCCTATACTCGCAGAGAACAATAAACCTCGTTTATTATACTATTTAAGAAGAAGAGGATATAGAGGGTTTAGTATGAACAGGCCTGATAAGATATGGAACAAATTATCTGTAGCAGAAAAAGAGGTTGGTGGAATACCCAATTCCTCGGAAGATATTAAACAAGCTCACGCGGCGGCGATAGAGATGTATATACAAGATCACGTTGGAATGAAGCAAGATGGAACGTTCGGGGATTTATACTTCAACGAACTGCTAAACGATTGGAGTAAGTTTGATATAAACAAAAGAACAAAGCATGATGCGTCTATAAGTTCTGGTTTAGCTATAATGGCAAACAACAGGCACTTATATGCTCCAAATGCTAAAGTAGAAAAACCGAAGTTAAATATAAATATTTCCAAATACACAAACGCTGGAAATGTATCTAAAATAATCAAATAACAAATATGGCAAAGTCTGTTGGAAATAATTTCCCATCACAAGTAGTTAGCGACTTAGAGAAGTTAAGTTACGATTATGGTTTAAAAGTTGCAAAAGCTATTGAGGGAGAATGGTTTAATAATAGTGGTGGTTCTAGTAGATACGGAGCTAGTACTAATA